CGCCACCGTTAGGTGTAACTGGCATACCTGAACCGAAGGTATCAAAGAATACTAATAAGAGACTAGTTGATTCAACTCCTGAATCTTTCCAAATAATTAATTGTTCTGCTTGATCACCTGTAACAGCAGTGAATGTTAAATCCGCTGCACCCATGGTTACGGTATTACCAGATAAGACAGCGGTTTTAGAAGCTAAAGTAGCAGTAGCTACTCTTGCAGCAGCAAGAATATCAGCAATATCTTGATCTGTATTTACGTTAATCGTATCATCTGCTGAATCAATTAACGTACCTTTAATAGTATTTGATTCCCAGTTTACAACACCATGCCCAGGCCCTGCTGCATCTCCCATTTGTTCTTGCTTAAAAGCAGCAAAAAGAGAATTAACCATCTCTAAGCCTCCTTAATGAGAGTCTTAACTCCCGGAGGCGCAATTTCTTTAATAGCATCCTGTAATTGTCTGTATGTTGCCGGAATTTCATATGTACCCTCACGCATATTAAGATACTGTGGGGGAGGATTTTCTACGGTATTAAGGATAATAAATGGAGCTTTAGCTTCCTGTAATCGTTGCCAGATGGTTTCAGATACAATGCAATTTCCTTCTGCATCTAAAACGATCCGATAGTCTTTAGCTTTTCTGCCTTTATTGTATATTTTTAAACCGCGTCTAAACTCACCAGGATGGGGGACCAGCATGATACAGTTTTTGTGAGTTGGGTGGTGGATTCTAACGCCTGACATCATGTCCTCATTTCGTCACTGTGACGAAAGTACGCCCTGGTGAACTAAATGCCGATAACTGTGATTATGACATAATAGCTGGTCAGGGCCTCCCCTGGGCGGCCATACAGAGTACAGCCGCCCGAGAGGATCAATCAGCCCTATTGCTGGTATCTTCTTTATATGTCTCGCCGAAAAAAGCATTTTCTTCAGCTTCTTCATCAGACTCAGGCTCTTCGGACTCAGCATCCTTTTTAATCTGTGCAATCAAATTAGGCTCATGAGTAGCCATAGAGCCGTCATTTTCCGCAATGGGCCCTCCGCTATAGCTGCCCACACCTTCCATATTGGGTTGGACAGCGGGATCGCCTGTAGGGTTCTCACCTACCTCATCCATAGGACCGTCCCCACCATCCAGCTCAGCAACCCGTTCAAAGAGTTCTCGAATACCTAAAGCTTCAAAGAGATAATCTAAATTACCTCGTTGTTGCTGGTGATAGTTAGAAGGATTGTACGGCATTTCTTACACCTCCTCAAAAGTAAGGAAGTACTCTCCAAAAGGAAACTTTTCTCCAACTTCTGTCTTAACAGTCATAGTTAAAGAAAGAGAAGGAGTATACATAGCCCATTCTTCATTTTCAGGCCCTGAGACTGCTTGAAAAGATAACTGTACAAAACCGTTACTATTATCATAACTAGTAGTTGTTTTATTCATTAAAGCAACTTTAGCTTTAATAGCCATCTCTTACGCCTCCGTAATATCTTTAAGAATGCCGTGCGAGTTACGGCGGTGAGTACCGAGTTGGCAGTAACGGAACATCATAGTCTGGTACGCATCCTTTGAACCGTCAGTATCAATAATACGTTGCCAGTTGGATCCATCACGATTCATGAAGGACCAATCACTCTCTTCGTACAACTTTAATTCTTTTTCATTTACGAAATATTGACGATTAGGCTGACAGTCAAAGTCAGACATAAGGGGGATGTCTCCCCAGTCAGTAGTGAAGGCAAGACCTTCAAAACCGCCTTCAAACTTCTTAGTATTAGTGTAACGCCTTTGCTGAACTAAGAGTTGAAAGTAAGCCCGTCGAACACCTAAGCTAGTAAAGACAGCAGTAGTGTCTCCACCATTAGTCTTAATATCATCTACCATCTTAACCATCAAGCCCTCAGATAATGCGCGGTTAGTACCGCCATTATCATTAACTACAGACTTCCATACAGGCTCAACAGTAGGGTCAACGTTATATAACGTACCCGCGTTACTGACAATTTGTTGAAAACCGATAGTTTCTTTATTCACCGAACCATTACGAACGATAATATCCGTTGCTACCGCTGTACCATCGGCCCCATCATAAGTAACTACACCAGTAGTGGTATTGATAGCCGTAATTTCACGGTTAGTAAACTTAGACGTAACACCAGTAATATCGTAGACATCAATCTGCATACCAACCTCTAAGTACTGAGTACTAGAGACCGTAACAGTATTAGCAGCATCTGCCGTAATAGATGCTAAGGCGCCAAGAGACGTACCATAGATCTGACGGTTCATATCCTTAGCAAGAGTTTCACGTAACCCTTGCATTTCCGCCTGAAGTGCAGACGTAAAAGCTTGCGGATTCTTCTCCGCAAGTTCCATAGTCTGTCCAGTTAAAGAAGCTGCACCATATAAATAAGCAAGCGACACACGTGCGGCGGCATATTTCTGACTCTTCGGGTTAGGAAGTGCCTGGTTCTCGTTACGAGCACCAATACCGTGGTTGCGACGAGTACGAATAGGAAACACAACGTATTTACCACCGACGTCGTGAGTAACTCCCTCAGACGTCTTCTCAACGCGCTTCAAAGTTCTAGTATCGCTTTGAAGCTGATCCCTCAATTTGGGCTCATAAATTTCTTTAAGAATACTATCAACCACTGTCAAAGTGGTGGAAGCACCAGCCATGTCACCCTCACATTAGCCACGTTGGCGGTTACTAGCCTCCAACATTTGCATGACAAGGTCTTTAGTTCCCTTGTCATCCATTTTACGGACATCAACATTTTGACCTGGAACGCCTCCGCCACCGCCCATAATTAATGGACGGGGACGATGTACTGAAGCAGCCTTTTCAGCCCAAGACATAAATTGCTGAGCTGCATCATCCACGGTCATTTGCGGATTAGCAGTCAACTTAGCGATGACAAACTCATCAAAGAAAGGATCAGTAACCTGATACTTACTCTTAGCTGTATTCATGTCTTTATCTAAAAGGGCTTCTTGCTCTGCTTCAAGTTGTTGCTGACGGCTCCCTTGCAGATATTCAGTCATCAACTTAACTTGCTGTTGAAGATTAGCAATAGTTGGATCAATTGTATCTGCTGGTTCTTGTTGGCCCTGCCCGTTTGACTTAGAGGGGTCTGGTATTTCTTTATCAAACCCAAAGTATTCCTTCATTTGATTATAAACAAATTCAGGATTACTTTCCATCTGTCGTAAGATGTTTACAGCTTGAGATACATATGCTGGATCTCCACCTGTATTGATAACATCTTTCCATGGCTCATATTGCGAGTGTACCTTTTGAACCTGTGTTTGAAATCCTTGATCCCAAGCTTTAAAAGCTGGGTAAATCTTTTCATGAAGCTCCTGGGGTACATCCTTAAGGTATTCATTCCAGTTAGGATTAATACCCGTACCCTGTGGCTCCTCTCCCCCAGCATAAGAAGGGATACCACCGGTGTCAATGCCTTCTTCTTCATCCATTGTGCTGTCAACCTTCCTGCTGTACCTTGCGGCCCTGGCAGTTATTTATAGCTATCTGATTTAGGAGGTTTCATAGAACTGAATTTACGTTTTAATACTTCCTGTCGAGCTCGCAACTTTGCTTGTTCGGCAGGATCTTTAGGCTTAGGTGTTCTTTGTGCAGTTGCTGATTTGGGACTGCTCATACTAGAAGCTGAACTACTAGGTTTAGTAGGTAAGTGCTCCTCATAATCTTCTGTATTTTTAAGTGGATAGTTATAATTTTGAGAAGCCCAGCCTGCAAATGCCATTACGGCTTCTCCCCCTTATCTTCTACGTAGAGAATTCTGGCCTTACCTGTACTATCAGTCCCTCCTGATGCTAAGATATTAAGAGTATTAGTACCGCCACCCGAATTAGCAGAGCATCCTAAAGTGTATGTTGCGTCTGTTGGAACATCGAAAATAGTTTCTAATTGTAATCTAGGGTTAGTAGCATTTTGGTTATTTGCGTTACTATCACAAATAATAGGATCTCCAACAGCTACGGTACCTCCTGCTTTTAAATGAATATTAAATGTAGGATTAGGAGTAGTTCCTGCACCTAGAGAAGTATTCCATCTAAGAGCCCATACTACTCGGTACCAACGTCCAGATTTAAAAACACCGGTACCTGTTTCAAACATTGAGTTAGTACCACTAGTAACGGCATCTGCGGTATTACGTTTAACTGGTGCAAAAACTAAACCGACCGAATTCTTACCCAGTACGTCTACTTTATCCCAGTTGTCATTAAGATGAGACCCCACAGATACGTTCTCACCTGTACCAGGAGTAGGTTTTACTAGTTGGAGTCTAGCAGTACTGGTAGTTGCCATTAGATACTGTCCGGATCCATATGTTGACGATAAGCAAAAACTTTATCGTTTTGAGTCATTAATCTAAGATTAGCAGCACTATAAGAAGTACCGTTAATAGCAGTAAGAGCAGCATCTAGAGAAGCTTCATCTGAGTAAGGATCACTGGCAACTAATTTTGCCCTATCTGTAGAGATAGTAGCAGCAGCAGCAGCAGGTGTAAAAGTAACTGTAGTAGAGCCTGCTACAGCAATACCAGTAACAGTAAATACTTTTTCTTCTTTAGGTAACACGGCCGCAGCAGCAAATAACCTAAACTTCTCCCCTAACCTCAGAACATTAACACTAGTTGCTGGCGTAGCGTTAGCTCCAACCAGGGTTGTAGTTGTACCTCCCGCATTAGCTACAAAAGCATCTGCTACTTGCGCGGTATTACGAGTCTGTTGACTTCCTTTACCTACATCCACAGACTTTCGTTTATCAACATAGTTAACTACGATATTTGAACCTAATAGATTAGCCACTATTGTTCACCTCCCATGAGTTCAGGCATCGGTTGAGGTCCAGGAGGAGTATCACCCTGGGCGATAGATTCGTCAATAGGGTTCTTAGAGTCTTCTCCTGGTTGAGACGGTAAAGGAGGAAGACCAGAGACAATTGAAGGATTCTGACTGTATTGTTCAATACCAATAGCTGCGATATGTTGTTGAACATGTTGTTCAAATAGTTCTTTAGCAATTGTAGGTAAGTTCTCGAATGCTTGCCCCTTTCTAAATTCATTATGGTATTGAATATGTACTTGGTGATTATCCCAGCTATTAACAGGAACAATTAATGGAATAGGTTCAGGCTCTGGCACCATTCCTGACATTGGATCAATGCCTATTTCATCAGGAGGCATCATATTACCACTGAGATCTAAACCAACATCTAATGCGCCTAACTCGACAGGGGGTTGCATCTCTTGTTGTGGCATCATAGATTGCTCATACTCAGCCATAGTCTCATCTGTAACTTTAGACATGCGTAAGTTCTCACGTTGCGCTTGTCTTCTATCAACTTGCAATCGCTCGTAAATCTTATTTAGGCCACCCATGTCCATAACTTCCAGACCTTGTTGTGGCATAACAAAACCCATCTTCATCAAATCCATAATTAAAGCCTGGCGAGCCGCTTTACTCACAGGTAATGAAGATCCGGCTTCAATACGAATATCTAAGTTATCACGCAAGTCTGAACCTTGGAACGCCATAACATCAAAGGAACCGTCAGGCCCTGTAATTTTGATCTTACGTTCAATATCCCAATAGTCTTTAACATAGATAAGAGAGTGGCGTGCTGTCTTCTCGATAGCTTCTTCGAGAGAATCGAATGTAGGTGAAAGCTTAGTCTCATCACGTTCTTGCAGAAATGAGATAGCAGTAGCGGCAGTAACTCCTGGCGGGACTTCTCCCTTACTTACTTGAGACTGTCCACTAATTTCATTCCAGTCTTGATTGATCCTGTCGAGCTCTTGGATAATATAAGCAGGAAGTGGAGCGATAGGCATAGGCTTAGGAGGCTCGAAACCTGGAGTATATTCGATAAAGAGACCGGGTTCTGAAGTAATTTTCTTAGGGTCGACAGATCCGCGAGGTCCATATAGTTGAGGCTTCCCCATCCTATTCTTTGCCTCAATAATTTGCCCACGAGTTCTATTGTATTCTTTCTGAAGAGGAACAAGGTCCTCGACAGAAGAAGTACTATAGAACTTACCGCCGGGAATATGATCTATTTTAGCGAAAGGAAATTGTCCATGAGAGTAAGGCAGCCCCATCTGTCCCTGAACAATTTGATTACCGATCATCGTATAGAAAGCACCCTCAGGAAATAAAGGATGCGCCCCAGGTTTAATCCAACATTCAAAAACAATCAGGTTCTTGTGTTTTTCAGGCTGTTGGGAACCCACAAGATTTAAGAAAGAGTCTTCTAATAAATCTGATGCATCGTCACCGGATTTAGAATTGACATTACCGTAGCGCATCTGAATCCACTCAGGACTCTTAGATTGCGCATGGATAATAAAAGGCTGATTTTCAATCTCCTCTTCACGGAGATCCGGAGCTAAGACATTGAAGGGAGTCTCCGCTGTAAAGCAGATATCACCTTCGGGGCGTTGAATATTACCCATAGGAGATGGAATATCTACTACTTTGCCTTTAGTAGGATCCCAGTAAGTTTTGATAAAACCGGTACCACAGAGAAGAGTCCACCACATGGCTCTACGAATAACAAATTTTAATTTATGGTCGATATATAAATTTTCCCAGATTTGTTCTCCGGCCATCGCTGCGTACATATCCCTATCTTCCGCTGAGGAAGGGACAATAGATGCGGAAGGCTTGTTATTGGTGAGTTGTGCAAGCTCTTGACGGATAGTAGGACGGATCTTATTAATAACAGGACGAGCACGCCAATTAGGAGCAGGTGGGACCCATAACTTAGTGGTAGTTCCTGCACCTAATGCCTGAGGACGTAATAAAGCTACATTCTGTTTTCCACTATAGAAGGCAAGATTAAGATACCATTGACGCTCAGTGGATACACGGGCATTGCGGATTGCTCTGTATTGTGTTCTAGTAAAATCCACAATTTTATTGTGCATGTCCCGTGCAGCTTTAGAAGACTTTAAGTCTAAAGTTTCATCAGCCATCTTTTAGCTTCTTCCGTCCGGAACATCATAGCCCATGATCTCACCTAAAGCTCCTTGTAGCTCGGTGTCCTCATCTCCAATAGGATCCCCTAAACCTCCGTGTCCTACAAGGGCTTGAAGCCTACTATACTCAGCTTCGTCTGAATGACTAATATAAGGACTATACTCAGATGAGATCGGAGAGTTCATCGACGCATTCATTATCCGATATGTCTGTAGATCCTGCGATTGGAGTCTGTTCAGTAGATTCTGTTTTTCCTTCTGTATCTCCAATAGTAATGTCGTCTGCGTTGACGTCGTCTGCGTCATCATTTTCGTCATCTTCTTTAATAACAGGATCACTGTTAATAACAATAGTAGGGCTATTAAAGACAACGCCAAGACTGCCCAGAGCATTTTTTAACTCCTGGTTCTCTTTCTCTAACTGATTACTATAAGTAAGATAAAGAAGCTTTTCTTTCTCTAATTTAGCAACCTGTGTAGGAGATGCATAGCCCATCTGATTGCACATCTCACGCAAACAGTCTGTACAGATAAGAACTTTACCGAAGAACTCTACTTCTAAATTCCAATCAACAAACTGAAGGGGCGCTTCACGGTTATAATTACTTTCCCTGCTACAAGCTGCACACTTGTGTGGCAGGCATTGAAGAGGTTCAGTAACTAATTGAAACTTACTCTGGTAGTTATAAGCTAATTCTTGCATCAATATTCTCCGCCCATGTGTTCGTCCGGATACGACCATTCAGTTGATTGCGGCCCTCTACTGAGATTTTCATCTATGTAGATAGGACCGACAGGGACTGTAATAGCTCCTAACATTTCTTTCAAAAGTTGATTTACATCAATTGTAGAGTTCGACGCACTTTCTGGAATATATAAATCAGGCATCAGAGAGAAGAAGTACCTAGCACTATCTGGTGCATGGTCATTCTTCTTATGGATCTCTTCTCTAGCATTATTATCGTGACGTTTTTTAGCTGTTTCGAAAGTCTTCCATCTAACACGCTGTAGTTCTTTGCGAAGCCAACCACAGTTCTCAGTGATTACCCACTTACGTTGTTCTAAGTAGGTATTCATTTTATTTACTCCGATTTTAACGTCATTGTTTCCAAGGACAATCGGAATACCTTCTTTCCCATACGCAATACGAATAGAGTCTCCGGTTTGGGCGTTTCTTTGTTCAATAGCAGGGTCTCCGACATAAATGTCAGGCGCCCTTCTTGCAGGGCCTGAGTTACGCTCATGGATTTCTCTTGCATAGTAATTAACCAACTTGTCGTTGTCGTATAATTCGTCATAAGTAACAACTAATCCACTAGGCGCAACAGCATGCCATAACCAGGCAGTCGGGTTATTTAAACCGTGATCCATACTTGCATAATGAGTCCAAGATTTAATCTTTAATAAATCTTCCTCGCTTAGTTGAGGGATAACATTATTTTCTGAAAACTTGTTGAAGACCAATCCCCCGATTTGAACAAATTCCCCAGCTTTGCGCGCCTTCTTCTCTAAGGCATCTAATCCAGAGAAAACCTCTTCGACCTCTGCTTGAGAGAGATAAGGGTTCTCTGCTGTATCGATAGAGATAATAGCAATATTAGAGGTAAGGTCATTCTTGCCTACCATATAGATATCATCATATACCCACGTCATACCTTCAACAGGAGTCATGGTGATATACCAATAACCCTCAGTATCAATAAGACGCATCTTACATTCATTATAAATAGCTTTAGGCGGCTCTTCGTCAAAGTGAACGAAGTGCCTACTAGTACCAGCAAATTTAACTAGCTTCTGGTCATAGGACATAAATTCGCAGAAAGAACCATTAGCTAAAGTAAGAGTTCTGTCTTGCTTCCCATATGAATCTTCCCAAGAGCCATTAATAAGATCAGATGGAGGAATCCATTTAGCGAATTCCGGCAACATAATCTTCTGTACACCTTCCATATAGGAAGTTGTAACTACACGGCCTCTAATAGGCGCGGGAGGTACTTGAAGATATGGATGACTCCCCCGCAATCTCCAGATATCTTCAACTACTCCCCCAACAGTTTTACCAGATCGGTTACCGCCAATATATAACCGACCTTTATGAATAGAGGAATGAAACTTAACTTGTTTCTCATGAGGTACGTATCCAAAGATAGAAGGACGTGTAATAGCACGAGTCAGCCCCTGACTCACCATGCTCGTCAGGTCACTGAGACTAAACTCATCCTTCTTACGCGGCATATTATTCCTTAAGCCTTATCTACTGTAATGGTATAGTCCCCAGTTTTATCTGCAATATCATTACTGATAGTAGAGCCAACCTTGCTAATATAGATATTAAAATCTACCTCTAAACCATTAATAGAGGCATGTCCTGTTAATTGTTTGGCATAGATATCGCTACCGCCGTCATTAGCGGCTACTACACTTTGCACTGAAGAGTAAGTAGTTGTTCCCGGAGTTATTTGTAATTCAGTAGTCACCGCTATAATCTCCCATCAGTAAATTCAATTACTTGTTTTAACATGTTAACAATACTGTCTTCACTTGTAACAGTATTCTTTGTTCCAGAGATTGTTAAACCTAGACCAGTACCGATCTTACGTGAAGATTTACCATCATGTACGTGATCGCCACTGGCAGCCTGATTATGTCCAGTACCTAGGGTATGATGATGTGCATTAGTACTGGAATCTACATCGCTACGTTGATGAAAGAAGTTTACATCTCTAGGTTCTGGTGCTGTATTAGTTTTAGGCTGCTTAATAGATCCGTACGGATCGCCTTGAATTACTGGTTCAGACAAAATATCTCCTCATCATCTACTAAGTCAATACAGTGCAGACAGCTAAAACATATTAACATCGACTCTAACTTAAGCTCATCCTTAAATTTAATAATAGGAGCATCACAGCATAAACTCTTAAGATATTGGGTAGGTTCCAATCTATCAAAAGTCCACATCAGATAGCTCTCTCAATTTGTGCTGATTCATGTACTGTTAGCACCCCACCTGTAAGGACGGTATTGAAATCTGTAGAGATCGCTCTCAGGAGTTCAGGGTCTTTAATACGTCTCTGAATAACTTCAATTAGTTTTGCAATAATTACCTTCATGTTTTCAATCTGTCCGGAATTTTCAGTGTATCGGCCAGTAAGTTCCATATAGAACTTTACAGCATTAACATCACCGGCTTCGACTTTCTTCATCAACCCTTCATGTGCTGTATGTAACGCATCATTAAAGGTATCAGAAGAAATACTGTGAAGATAAGCTTTAAAATTAGGTTCTTTTAACCAGCCCTGCCACTTAATATTAGAAATATCTAAAGCTTTAAGTTTAGATGCTTGAGAACGTTTATCTAAATAATTAGTAACAGATAAAATGGCGGCCATTTGTTCAGCAGTTAAACCAGACTCATGGTTAGACATAACGATGCCCCGCATTGACATAGCTCTTTTAAATGCGGGTTTATTCAATATTGATTTATCATCAAAGAAATCATCAGGCGGAAAAGTTCTCTTTAAATGCCAAAACTGTTCCACTCTGTTAACTAATTTAATTTCAGTTACATTGAGTGGGTCCATAACCTATCACTATACAGCTCGACAGGAGGGTGTCAACCGCTTGTTTCATGTGTTCGACCGTTGGATTGGCTATATGGACAGTCTCTGGATTAAGAAAGTCAGTTTTGGGATAAAAATTTTCAGAGATAGGTACCATATTTGGGAAGTTAATTTCGAATTTCGGGAAAATTTTGTGAGAGTTTAAGGTATCACCCCAAACAAACCGGTGGAATTTTCCCTTGCAACATGATCAAGTCCTTTTTAGACATTCCTAAATAGACAGTCTTTTGTGGACAGTCCTAATTGGATAGACACTTAGGACAGTCATGGTTTAGACCAACCCTGTTTGACACTAGCGCAGATGTATGGTATATACGCGCGCGTGTTCCTTATATTAGATATGACATTAGGTCACGGAAAGGTTAAGTCTGAACGAAGTAGTTGACGGAGACTGAACGAGAGACTAATGTAGTTCATATCAAGCCGGTCAGAGATTAGGGGATTGATATGGCTTCGTTCAAGCAGCTGAGTGAAGGCTTCGATCGTATTGATTCTCGTGAATTGCATGAGAAACTGTCGAACTTCTTCCCTGCATGTGAAGTGCAGGAGTTTATGTTCAACTTGTCTGTGCAGAACACTGGTCGAATCTATCTCGTTGCCAATGGATATCAGATTGATTGGACTGGGGATCAGGACTTCTTTACTGTGCTGTAACTGATCGGAGAGTCAGTTGGGTTAAGCCCTATAGACGTCATAGTCTGACTGACTCGCGTTTAAAGATAGAGCGCTAATTGGGAGGTCTATTATGCGAGCGCAAGAATCTATCTCTGAGATGTTGGACCGTATTCATAAGCCATGTAGTGAGGTTATTGGTTATGAATGTCCTACGGGATTACATCGTACTCTTATTAGGGTAGTCTATTCAAAGATTAATCCGAATCTTATTATCTGTAAGAAGTACGGATAATTTATTTACCATGATCAACATCGTGCATGATGGCCTCACTCGACAGGGGGTGTGATGCTGATTGCTGCCCCCTAGCTGGCTCGCTGAGCGCCTTGGAGTGTAGGGGTCACCTCCTTACATGGTTTGGAATAGGAAATAGCTACAGGCCACGACGACTTGGGTGGAGATTTCATGGAGGCTCTTTATAGATTCGAATAATCTCTGTATTATTCACTATTAATATTCAATCTATGAAAAAGCACCAGATACGGCCCTCCTTTCATACAGGCCGTTCTACCTGGTGGTCTTTACAGAACACGACCTCTGACCAGCAGTAACACTATTACCTTAGTACAACATTTGAAGTACAATTGAACTTTCGACAAAGTCGCAGGTCAAACATGGTGACTGTGCAGTAACTTGAATAGTGTTAGGTTAACTCTCTGACCAGCCAAAACTCTTCACGACATGGGGTTCTTAGGGTACCCTAAAATGTACAATTGTATGATCAACTTAACACGTTACTGAACCGTACAATAGATTCGAATATAGATATCGTTCAAACGCAGGTATCTGTACTGTGTGTATATCTATAAGTCACTGAGAGCAATAGACAACTAAACTGTAAGTACATGAACAGTTACCCAAAGTAGTGTAAATCAGAGATTGAGTACCTATGGAGGGTGTGATACACTGAGTTAACAGACGCCGACAATAAGGAATTGATCAGAATGGGTTATGAAAACACCGGAAGTGTGGCTTCTCAGCTGCTTGAAAAGTACGAAGAGGTAGTCAACGAGTACAAAGAACTGAACGGCAAGCTTGAAGCAGCGGATGGAAATAGGGATGCCGCGCTGAAGGCTTGGGTTGAAACCTCTGACGATGCTCAGGCTGTTAAGTTGCGTACTACAATTGAGAATGCGACTAAGCGACTGAATGAATTGGCAGAGAAGTCTGTCGAAGAGGTCAAACTCTCTGATGAAGAGAAGGCTAAGCTCGTAACTCTTCTCGAATCTAAGAAGGAAGAAATTAAGAAGGGCAAGCGTACAGTCAAGGAAGTCTCCGGAATGCTCGGAGATGAAGATGAGCACACCGCAGCAATGGCTGCATTGGAAGCTATTGGTGACCCTTCCGGTTCCAATAGGGGTCGTAAGCCTGGTGATGTAGGCTCTAGCCTTCCTCGTGTTTCTGTTATTGCAACTCTTACCGGTGGCAATTTCGAGAACCCTCAGGTCTTTGATAGCTTCTCGCCTATGTCTAAGATGCTGAATGTTGATGTTAAGGATATTCAGTTGGCTTTTGCTGAGGCAGCCGGTGTCTCTCACGAAGAGATTAAGAATGTGAAGAAGCCCGTCGACTTCACTTTCCAGGCGCACGAGAACGGCCCTACTTACAGCATCTCTACTAAGCCCAAGCCCCGTAAGCCTCGCAATAGTGCAGTGCCTGCAGTTCTGCCAGCTACTGATAACGGTGTGCCCACTACCGCACCTGACTTTGAATCTGTTGGGAGCTGAATAGTTTAGGGTGGCTTACAGCTAGCCTGTAAACCGCTCAGGTTATTCAGAGTGGACAAATTATAAGGAAGTGAATTAGAATGTCCTTCTATTCCAAAGAAGCCAAAAGAGAAATCAAAAGGTATCAAAAGGTATGGCTCAAAGATATTAAGTACTGGCGTAGGCTCCTCTAATTAGGAAGTGAATTAGGATGGTCTTCAATGGAAATATTGAGCACTCATTTGTTGAGTATGGCGTATACTGGAATCCTGGCAGTAACGACCCTCTAATTGGAGACTATGGGGTTGTCGCCTCGGTAGCTATTGATATGATGGTAGCGAAGATGAACGACTTCCCCAACGCTCAGCTGATCCAGCGCACTGTCACTTGGGGTAAATGGAAAGCAATTAGCCACAACATTTAGGTTGACACGTATGGTAGTGTCTCCCCTGTCGAGTTGTACAGTAAGCCACAAACTATTAGGGAAGTGATTAAGGTGGCCGAATATTTCGAGCTCAATACAGTTAATAGCTGCATTATCAACGTACTGAACTCATATGATGATGAATTAGGGGTACTTAGTATTAGTACCGATGCTAGTGCTATTCCTAGCGTGGAAACGACTGCCTGTTATCTAATTCCCGATGAGATGCGCGCTATAGCACAGGCTTTGGTTCAATATGCTGATAAGATTGAGGGCAAGTGATGATTAAGATGACTGAAGTAAATGTACTAATCAGTAC